TGGATCGCCAGCGCGCGTTTTGAAGTACAGGTTTTCAGAGGAAGTCATCGCACAGCTTCTGTCCCTGTGCTGGTGGAACTATGAAATCAACCTCTTGGAGGGAGTCGACTTCACGGGCATCGAGCGAGCGATAGACACCATTCGCGAAAATTTCCAGAAATTCGACATCCGGCTTTACACCCCGGATATGATCCATATTGCTGGAGACAACACGGTGACCCCATGCCGGTACGACCGTTTCTCTGGTAAGGTCAGTGCGATTCCGTCCTAGTCACTGCCTAACCATTTCGCTAATTGAGTGTGGGCAGCCTTAGTCTCGCACTGTGGCGTGGCCACGAACGAACAGCAGCTTCCCACCCATTATCGGACGCTCGCAGAACTCACCCTCTTAAGCGGGCGGGATTGCCACCTCCGCGGGATGGGGGGAACGGAGGTGGCAGTGACATCATTAGGCACCGAGCTTTAACGATAGGCTGCCGATCGCCTCAGAGCGTTTCCGGAGCGGGAAAAGAATCGAGCTACTGCTCGCCGTCAGCATGATGTCGTTGAGTCTCGCGCTTTTACTGATCTAGATGGGCGCTTCTGAGAGAGGCACCGAGCCCGAGCGGAGCGGCACCGCTTGATCAGCCTTAACCGGCCGTTAGGCAGAATCCCGTAGGACCAGCTCGTCGCCTCACGCGGTTCCCTTCCGCATCTCCAGGTGAGGCGACACTTCTCCCGTGGATGAGCTTGACAACCGACCGCGTATCGCGCATGAAAAACACGTTGGCGGACTGCGCCTACAAGTTCGGCTCGGTGGCGTTGGCTTCCGGGCCGTTTCTCGTTCTGGCGTACGCCTGACGGCCATGTGCCCGCCGCCGCCAACGTCAGCCACCCAGCGGGCGTTGTAAGGCTAGTCAGACAAGGACTGCGTGCTGGCCTCCGCCCTTTCGCGCTGCATCGCCAATGCTGCTTCCACCAGGTGCTTCGCGGCGGGGCTCGAAACGGAATAGAATCTCCGTTGTCCATCTCGCCGTTTAGACACGAGACCCGCGCCACGGAGGATCGCAAGTTGCTGCGAAACAGCAGTCTCGGGTTTTCGGACATTCTCGGCCAGTCGCCTGACCGACATCTCGCCATCGAGCAGAGCGGCCAGCAGAGTTAGACGATGACGACCGGATACCAGCTTGAGAAGCGAGGATGCTTCATCCGCGGAGTTGCGTAAGTCTTCAAGGGTCATGCGGATGATAGCTCGCGCTTAGGTGAGCGCCCCATGGAGCACACGATCGAGCGAAGATGCAAGACCATCTGCTACGCTGCAGCGGGTCGTTAACCGGGTGAAAACGTTCTCTTTCTGGATCGTGCATGCATGCCTACACGTCCTCCTCAGCTGCGGCAGAAGGCACAGCGCCCCTCAAGCAACTGGGATCGGCGCAAGAGCCGGCACGAGCGCGGCTATGGGCGTGAGCATGAAGCAATGCGCCGCATCGTGCTGGATGAGGAGCCGCTCTGCCGCGCCTGCCTGGGTAAGGAACCCGCGCAGTACGTGGCCAGCACAATAGCCGATCACATCCGCCCAAAGGCTGAAGGCGGCACGGACGAGCGCGACAACTATCAGGGGCTCTGCTCCCCGTGCAGCAAGGCGAAGACAGCACGGGAGAGCGCCAGGGCGCGTCGCCGTGCTCGCTGATGCGGGTGGGGGGGGCTCAGAAATCGACACCCTGCCGCCACCTGGACCGCACACGGGGCCTTTTTTCACGCGCCCGAATTAAACTTTCCGGCCACATTAAATTTCGGAGGCCTCGATGAAGCGCGGCCCAAAGGCGAAAGCGCCAGCAGAAAAGGCGGCCGCTGGCACCCTCCGGCCCTTCCGAGATGCTGGGAAAACAGAGGTTCTCGTGCCGGGCGATCCCCCGGCGATGCCGGATTATCTGACCGCTGGCGCTATCGACGTCTGGCAGGAGGAGCTCGGCCGCGTGATGGCGGCGGGCGTCGCCGAAATCGATAGCTCGCTGTTCGCCCGCTACTGCTCGCTCGAGGCACTGGTGCGAGAGGCCTTCGCCGAGGGTGGCGAGCCGCCGCCCGCCGCGTACCTCACCGTCCTGCGGCAATATGCGGAGCTGCTCGGCATCGCGGGTCGGAAAAGCCGGGTCGGCAAGGTGGGCGATGACCCGATCAAAAACCGGAACGTCTTCGCGCGGAACGGCGCGCGGGCGCGCGGCTAAGCCGGCGCTCACATTCGAGCCGACCGAGCACGACCGCAACTATAGCGAGATCGCGCTCGGCTATGCGCGCACAGCGGCCGCCGACAAGCGGCAGGAATCGCACTGCAAATGGGTCCGGCTGGCTGCCCAGCGGCACCTGGACGACCTCAAGCGGTCGAAAACCAGGGCTTTCGAGTTCTATTTCGACCCCTGGCACGGCAACGATATCTGCGATGTCATCGAGAAATTGCCCCATATCGAGGGCAATTGGTGCACCTGCCCGGGTGCCGCCGACGACATCCACAGCGATCGGTGCGGGAAAATTGACCTCGAACCTGCCCAGATCTTCATTCTGAGCACGGTTTTCGGCTGGCGGCGAAAGGGAAGCGGGCTCCGCCGCTTCACCATGGTCTACGAGGAGGTTGCGCGAAAGAACGCGAAGTCGACGAAGACCGCCGGCGTGTCGCTCTACTGCCTCGCATGCGAGAATGAGACGGGGCCACAGGTGCTCACCGTCGCGACGACGTTCGACCAGGCGAAGAAGGTATTCCACCCCGCCAAGCGCATGGTGGAGAAGACGCCGGACCTTCAGGAGGCGTTCTCGTTGATCGCCTGGGCCAAGTCGATCGAGTGCAAGGACAATGGCGGCTACATGCAGCCGCTTCACGCGAAATCGAAGAGCCAGGACGGCCACAACCCGCACCTGGTGACGCTCGACGAGTTCCACGCGCACAAGGATCGCGGGCTGTTCAATGTCATGCGGTCGGCGTTCGGCGCCCGCAAGCAGCCGCTGATGTGGATCATCACGACGGCAGGCTCGGACATCAATGGACCCTGCTACGAGGAGCGGGCTTTCGCGACCAAGGTGCTGGAAGGCACCATCATCGCTGACCACTATTTCGTTATCATCTTCACCCTGGACCGCGCCGAGGACTATGGCGACGGCCGGAAGGTGGGCGACGATCCCTTCGACGAGACGAAGTGGTGCAAGGCGAACCCGCTGCTCGGTGCGGCGGTACAGCTCTCTGAGCTTCGGCAGTACGCGATCGAGGCCAAGTCAAACCCGGCGGCCGAGGGCGAGTTCAAGACCAAGCGCCTCAACATCTGGATCGGCGCGCTATCCGCTTGGCTGAACGTCACTCAGTGGAACATCTGCGGCGATACCAGCCTGACGCTCGACGACTTCGCCGGGCTCGACTGCTACATCGGAGCCGACCTCTCGAACGTCGACGACTTGTCGGCCTTGGTGCTGGCGGCGATCGACAAGGACGGCCGGCTGCTCGTCAAGCCATGGTTCTACGTGCCCGAGGCGCGGCTGCAGAGCGTCGACACCTCGGTCAAGCAGATCACGGAGCTCTATAAGCGGTGGGTCGCCAGCGGGCATCTGACAGCCACGCCCGGCGACTTCATCGATCACAACACGATCGAGGCTCAGATCCGCGCGCTGAAGGCGCAACTCGCCGCGCGCAAGGTCACGTTCGACCAGTGGAACAGCGGCCTCGCCATGGCTGCCCGCCTGAACGAGGAGTTCGGGGAGCCGGACAATCCTTTCGGCCTCCAAATGGCGAAGAACGCGCGGAATTACACCGATCCGGCGAAGGCGATCGAGGCGCGGGTGAAGTCCGGCCCTGCTCGCCTGCGCCATGATGGCAACCCGGTCCTGACGTGGATGGTCGGGAACGCGGTGGTGGATCGGCGGACCGACGGCAGCATCCTGCCGAAGAAGGAAACGGCGAACAGCGCCAACAAGATCGACGGGGTGGATGCCATGCTCAACGCTATCGCCCCGATGCTGCTCCCCTCAGAAGACGACGGCGTCGACGAGTGGATCAAGAGCCTTGCCGCATGAGCTTCTGGGGTAGCATCCTCTCCACTCTCGGGTGGGAGCCCGGCGCGCAGGACGGTGATAATGTCCGCACGGGCACGATCACGACCGAGCGCGCCGGCGATCAGGAGAACGGCACGTCGTTCCTCGGGCTGTCGGCAACCTGGGCGTGCGTGAACTTCTGGGCCGGCAACATCGCCGGCCTGCCGGTGACCGTCTACCGGAAAGGTCCCGGCGGGGTCGCGGTAGAGGCGACCGACCATCCGCTCTATTCGGTGCTGCACGACAGCCCGAACTATGACCAGTCGGCTTACGATTTCTGGGAGTTCATGGTCGCGTCGATCGAGTTGCGCGGCAACGCCTATGCCGAGATCGCGCGGCGCTTCGACGGCAAGATCGTGTCGCTCACCCCGATCCGGCCGGATCTTGTGCGTGTGACGCGGCTGCCGAGCGGCGATCTCCGCTATGCCTGGACCGACAACGGCGAGGATCGTGTCGTGGGACAGGAGCAGGTGCTCCATATCCGGGGATTCGGTGGTGACCCGCTGGGCGGCCTATCGCCGCTCGCCGTGTGCCGCCGCACCTTCGCGGCGGCCTCGGCCGCCGATCGCGCCGCCCGCGCCATGTTCGCCAATGGCGCACGCCCTTCGGGGACGCTATCGACCGACAAGCCGCTGAAGCGGGAGCAGCGCCAGGAGCTCGAGGATCTGCTGCGCGAGAAGTTCGTCGGCGCAGCAAACAGCGGTCGCCCGATGCTGCTCGACAATGGGCTGACGTGGCAGGCGCTATCGCTCAGCCCGGAAGATGCGCAGATGCTGGAGAGCCGCCAGTTCAGCGTCGAGGATATCTGCCGCGTTTTCGAAGTGGATCCGCACCTCGTCGGCCACACTGCCGGCAACACGAAGCTGGGCAGCAGCATCGGCGACCAAACGCTCTCGCTGCTCAAGTTCAAGATGCGCAAGCGGCTGAAGCGGATCGAGGGCGCGCTCGAAAAGCAGGTCCTCACCGCGGCCGATCGCGCGAACGGTGTGTCGATCGAGTTCAATCTTGAGGGCTTCCTGCGCGCCGATTCGGAAGGACGCGCCCGGTTCTACGACCTGATGAAGCAATTCATGACCGTCAACGAGGTGCGCGCGCTCGAGGGGCTCGGTCCCGTTCCCGGCGGCGACGTCATCCTCGCCCAGATGCAGGACATCCCGCTCGCCGCGGCGATCGCCAACACGAAGGAGTCGGCACAGTGACCGAAGATCCCCGCCTCGTCGCGCACCGCGCCCAGATGCAGGTCGCCGGTACCCAGATCATGACCGCCGAGGAGATCCTCGCCGGCCAGTCGCAGGCGGGTGTCCCGCGCCCCACCTGCCTGCAAGACCATGAGGACGACGGCTCGGTGCAGAGCCTAGTCCCGGGAGGTGCCCAGTGAACGAACTCGATTTCGAGCTCGACACCAAGTCGATCGGCGACGATGGCACCGTCGAAGGCATCGCCATCGGCTATGGCAACGTCGACCATGGGGGCGATCGGGTTATGCCGGGCGCGTTCAGCGCTTCGCTGGCGGGCCGCAAGTCGCTGCCGATGCTCCTCTACCATGATCAGCGCCGTCCTGCCGGCGTCTGGAACAGCTGGCAGGAGACTTCCGAGGGCCTACTCGTGAAGGGGCGGTTCGCCATGTCGACGCCGACGGGCCAGGAGGCCTACGGCCTGACCAAGGACGGCGCGATCGGCGGCCTGTCGATGGGCTTCAAGACGCTCAAGCAGCGCATGGAGGCCAAAACGCGCCAGCTGCTTGAAGGCGTGCTGCACGAAATCTCGCTGGTGACGATCCCGATGAACGATCGGACGCGCATCACCAGCGTCAAGGACATCGGTGACCTTCGCGACCGCTTGGCAGCCGGGGAACGGCTGACGGAACGCGAATGGGAGGGGCTGCTCAAGAAGAGCTTCGACCTCTCCAATGCAGAGGCTGAGCGCGCCGTGCGTCTCAACCTCAAAGGAGGCCAGGGGGAGCCTGGCGGCACGGCGAGCGACCAAGCGCGCAGCTTCTTCGAGGCTCTGCGCTCCTAACTCCACCGGGCTCTAGCGCCAGATGGCGCCGCCCCTCCCAGACGGACCACATTCCATGCGTAAATTCATGATTTCGAGCAGCCCTCGGGCGCTGCTCGGTGCGATGACGCCTGCCGAACGCGCCCGCGGGCGCTACATGCGCGCGCCGGACGATCACGGCGGCAAGACGGTCGCCGAACTGGCCGCCGAGACCAAGCAGCTGTTCGAAAAGAAGCACGACGAGGTCAAGGAGATCGCCGAAAAGGCGCTCGCCGAGGCCGCGAAGGGCATTCCCATGGCGGAGAAGGCCAAGGAGGTCGCCGACCAGGCGCTCACCGGCATGAACGAGCTGAAGGGCCTGCTCGACACGCTCGAGCAGAAGGCGGCGCGCCGCGGCGGCGGCGATGAGCGCCAGCAGAGCATCGGCGAGCAGTATGTCGAGAGCGACGAGTACAAGTCGGCGTTCGCGAACGGTGCCCGTCAGGGCCAGAACGTCGGCATCGAGGTGAAGGCGATCACCTCGCTCACCACTGACGCCAACGGCTCGGCCGGCGACATGGTCCGCCCCGACCGCGTGCAGTCGCCGATGCAGATGCTGCCAAATCGGCAGCTCACCATCCGCAACCTGATCGCGCCGGGCCAGACGGCATCCAGCTCGATCGAGTATGTCCAGGAGACCGGCTTCACCAACAATGCGGGCATGGTCGCGGAAGGCACGCTGAAGCCGGAATCGACCCTGAAGCTCGATTTGAAGAACGCCCCCGTGCGCAAGATCGCGCACTGGTTCCTGGCATCGGCCGAAATCCTCGCCGACGCGCCGGGCCTGCGTTCGATGATCGACAATCGCCTCCGCTACGGTCTGGCGTTCGTCGAGGACGTGCAGCTGCTGAAGGGCGACGGCACGGGCCAGAACCTGCTCGGCATCAAGCCCCAGGCTGCCGACTATGCGGTACCCGCTGGCCTGACCGGCTTCGCGGCGCCGTCGATGATCGACAAGCTGCGCATCGGCCAGCTGCAGGTCGCGCTGGCGCTGTACCCGGCCGACGGCCAGGTGCTCCATCCGATCGACTGGGCCATCATCGAGATGATGAAGGACGGCGAGGGCCGCTACCTGATTGGCAACCCGCAGGGCACGCTGGCGCCCACGCTGTGGGGTCTGCCGGTGGTGCCGACCATGGCCCAGACCGTCGGCGAGTTCACGATCGGAGCCTGGAAGATGGGCGCACAGCTGTTCGACCGCGAGCAGTCGGGCGTGATGGTCTCCACCGAGGACGGCGACAACTTCCGCCGGAACATGGTGACGATCCTGGCGGAAGAGCGCCTCGCGCTCACCACCTACCGTCCGGAAGCCTTCGTCGACGGCGCGTTCGCGAACGCCTGAACCACCTGACCGGGGCGGGCCGCGCGTCCGCCCCGGCAACGGGAGCATCGTCCGATGTCCGACAAGAAGATCAAGTACGAGGTGCGGCGCGCCATGCAGTGCGGCGCCGAGAGCTTCGAGCGCGGGGACACGCGCGAGCTGACCGAGGCCGAGGCGATGCCGCTGCTGAAGTCCGGCGCGCTGTGCCTGCCTGGCGAGGAGCCGGTGACGCGCGATCCGGCCGTGCAGCACACCTTCGGCACTGCCCCGCAGCAGAGCCCGAAGGATTTCACGGTCGCCCACCCCGATAACGCCATCAAGCAGCCCGCGCGGCAGCAGGGCTCGAAGAAGGCGAACTGATCATGGCCGACAACATCACGACGCCCGTCGCCGACGGGCAGGTTCTCGCGCTCAAGGACGTCGGCGGCGTCAAATTCCCGCAGAACCTCCTCAACGACATCACCGGCGCTGACGCGATGGGTGTTGTCGGGGCCGCGCCAGCCGCCAACACGCTGCTCGGCCGCCTGAAGGCGATCGCCGACCTGCTGACCCTCACGAACGGCTATGTCGACCAGCTTGAGGGCTATCTCGACGGCGTCGAAGGTTTGCTTGCAGCGCCGACCCCGGCCGGCGAGCAATATATCGGCCGGATCGGCGGCGACGTGCTGCTGAGCGCTCCCGCCGCGGCGCCTACGGTCAGCTCCTCCGCCTACGCTGCCGGGCAGGTGATCGGCACCAAATTCACGCTGCCGAACGCCGCGCGCGTCGCAGCCGGCGCGGGCCTGATCCAGGCCGCGACCCTGCTGTCGAAGACCACGACTACCGCGGCGATCGATATCGTCATCTTCTCGGCCGACCCGACCGCGTCGACGCTGACCGACAAGACGGCCCCGACTATCGCCGCCGCCGACATCGACAAGATCGTCGGCGTGATCCACCTCACCGACTGGAGCGCGCTGGGCACCGCGGCGCTGGCGCAGAACCTCGCCGTGGGCCTGCCCTTCCGCCTGCCGGCCGGCACCAGCCTTTACGCGGTGCTGATCGCCCGCGCGGCGATCACGCCGGGCTCGACGGCGGATTTGCTCCCCGCGGTTCGCATCATCCCCGGCTGATAGGAGGCTCGCGCTATGCTGACGCATCTGATCGTCCTCGGCCTGCTCTCTGCTCCTTCGGGAGCCGGCATCGGCCCAGTGATTGCCACGCCAGACCGCACGGCGAGCATGGCGATCATCCAGCCAACGGCGACGCGCCCCAACAACATCCCGCTGGGCTCCGTCACCTGGTCGCAACCCTACGACCCCGGCGACCATGCGCCCTATGCGATCAGCTTCAAGGATCTGCTCGACGAAGGCGAGACAATCGCCAGCATCGACGCGATCAAGGTGTCGTCCTCGGCGGCGCTGCTCGGGATCTCGGTCGACACGGCCGCCGCCTATGCGCCGATCATCGACATTGCCGGCGACAAGATCCAGCTCTGGTTCCTGGTCGATCAGTCGGCGTGGGAATCGGCGGCGTTCGCTGCCGCGGGCGTCCAAGTCGCAATCACGGTGCGGGTGATGACCAATGGCGCGCCGGCGAAGCGCTACGAGCGCACAGCCGTGCTGACGGTACGGCAGCTGTGAACGTCGACAACGGCAGCCGCGTCCGGCTCGAGATCGCGGGCGTGTTCGAGGGCATCGCCGGTGTGCAGGGAAACCGAGCAACGTTCGTGCCCAACCGCTCCTCGGCGCGCCCCGAGACCGTCAAGGGTGGCCTGCTGGACGGCAAGCCGGTCCTGCTCACCGCCACCCGGGAAGCAGATGGCCCCATGTACATCGCGCGCTTTCAGGTGATCGAATGACCCTGGCCGAGATGCGCGCGATCGTCGGCCTGCCCGAAAGCGCGTCGGACGCGGAGGTCGTCGCGGCCTATGCCGCGCTCGTGGACGATGGCCCGCCCGCGGATCTGCCGATCGTCGAGCCCGTCACCGTCGAGCAGGTGCGCCTGCACTGCAAGATCGAGGAGGACGAGGAAGACGACCTGATCGGGCAGAAGATCAGCGCGGCTCGCGAATGGGTGGAGGACTATACCGACCGCATCGTCGCGCAGCGCACACTGGTACAGCACTTCCGCGCCTGGGGAACGTACCTCACCCTCTACAGCCGCCCCGTCGTGTCCATCGTCTCGATCGCCTATGACGGCGCGAATGGCGCGGCGACGATCACGGACGCCGCCTATTCGGTCGGGCCCAGCCCGGCACGCATCTACCCGCCCGCCGGCGGCTGGCCGGCGCTTCGCCCGGGAGGCGGTGTCACTGTCGCCTACACGGCCGGCTATGACGCCGGGGAGGCGCCGCACACCATGGTCGAGGCCATAATCGTGCTGGTCGCAGGCATGCTCGACGAGCGAGCAGGAGCCTACGATAACGCGGTGCGCGCGGCCGAGCGTCTGCTCGCCCGGCTGACCCAGGTCGTGATCTGATGGCCGACGTATTCGACCCGTCCAAGCTGAGTCGACGGGTACGCATCGAGCAGCCGGTCGCCGACACCAGCCTCGACGGCGCGGGCTCGGGCACCTGGGCGCTGGTGAAAGAGGTTTGGGCCGAAGTGCAGGACACGCTTCCGAGCCGGAGCGAGCGCCTGGCCGATGGCATCAACGTCGCCGCGCGCCCGGCGCGAGTGCGGATCCGCTTCCGCGACGATGTCACGTCGGCGATGCGAATCGTGCTGCTGCGCAAGAAGGTGCCCGAGCGCATTATGCAGATCGTCTCGGGTCCGGCCGTGCTGGGCAACCGCGACGGTCTGGAGATGATGGCGGAGGACTATCGCCCCGCCGGGAACCCGGCCTGATGGCCAAGGTGCGTGGGCGCACTGCGGTGAAGCAGTATCTCGCCTCGCTGCCGCAGCAGATGGAGGGGGTGCTTCGTGGGGCAGGGCGCGCCGGCGCTGCGGTCGTGGCGGACGAGATCAAGCTTCTGACCCCATCCTCGGAGGTCCGCGAGAATCTACGGATCCGGTCGCAAAGTGGCGATGGGCGGATCGTCGTTCGCATTGACGTTAAGCCGGGCTGGGCGCGATCGCTCGGCATCTGGCTCGAATGGGGCACCGCGCCGCACTTCATCAGCGTCGATGATAGCCAGCGGCTCGGCCTGTCTGTGAACAAGATCAACAAGCGGGTGAAGGACGAGGGGGGAGCCGCGTCGCTCCTGATCGGCGGCAAGTTCGTCGGAACGACGGTGTTCCACCCAGGATCGCAAGAGCATCCCGCATTTCGTCCCGCGCTCGACGCGAAGGGCGCGGACGCGGTTCGCGCGGCGCAGGGCTACATCAACAGCAGGATCGTCGGCGGCAGGATCGCCGGCTCCGTAGAGCCCGAGGACGAAGCATGAGCGACGGACCGGAGGGAGCGGACATCGTGGGCGCGCTGCTGCGCGGCTTCGCCGATCTTACCGAGATCGTCCCGGCGGAGCGCATCAAGATCGGCAGGCTGCCCGATGACGCTCCGCTGCCGCAGGTGCTGATCACCACGGTCAGCACGATCGAGCGGAAGCCCCTCAAGCGCGGGCCAACTGTCCGAACGGTAGAGCGAGTCGCCGTGCGAGTGCGCGCCGCGGATCTCCGGGCTCAGCGCCTCCTGCGCCGCCTAGTGGTGCGGTGCTGCGCAGGCCAGATCGGAGACATCGGCGGCGGCTCTGCCGTCTCGATCACCACCGATGGCGCAGGGCCCGAGGGCATCGGCCTGGGCGGCGCCATCGAACGAACTCAGGACCTCCGCGTCAGCCACGACGTCGCGGTCTGAGCCCAAGAGGAGAAGACCATGTCGACCACGAAGACCGCCTATGCGCTGAAGACTTTCCGCGATGCTGGCACCGAGAAGGAATACGAAGCCGAGAAGGGCTACGATTTCACCGACGGCGAATATCGCAACTTCAAGGCGGCCGGCCTGATCTCGGATCAGAAGCCCGCCCCTGCCAAGGCGGGCGACAAGCCTGCCGCCTGACCAGTTCGGCCGCGATCTGCGGTTGATCCCCCGCCGGCGACGCCGGCTCATCGCCCATATCGAGGAGTAGAACTATGGGTCTCCAGACCGGAGCCGGGTCGTCGATCGCCATTTCGGTTGCCGCCCCCGCCACCCAGGACGCTGCCGGCTTTGCCGCGCTGACGTTCACCGAAGCAGGCAATTGCGAAAAGATTGGCTCGATCGGCGCCACCTTCGGAAAAACCGAATTCCAGCCGCTCAAGGGCGCAAAGCAGAAGCTGAAGGGGAGCCCCGACTACGGCTCGCTCCAGCCGTCGTTCGCGCACGACGAGACGGACGCGGGGCAAGCCCTGTTCCGCACGGCAGCCGACGACGAGGTCAACGCGCTGTTCTCGTTCAAGGTCACCTACCAGAACGGCGCCAAGCGCTATTTCCAGGGCCGCGTGTTCGGCTGGCCGGAGACCATCGAGGGAGCCGATCCCGTCATGATGGCAACGCCCACCGTCGAGATCTGCACGAAGGTCGTGAAAGTCGCCGCCACCTGATCCTCGCCGGCGCCCGCGACGCCGGTACCTCTTTGCGCCAGCTCGCCGCGTGATCGCGGGATGCGTGACGGGCTGGCGCACCAATCCCGCGAAAGGCAATTCTCATGGACGTTTCGAAGCTCAAAGCCGCGTCGACCGCGACCCTCCACATCAAGGGTGCGGACGGCATGCCGCTGTACGACGAAGGTAAGCCGGTTCGGATCAAGATCCACGGGCCCGGCACTACCACGTTCGGCATCGTCGACGCCCGTCAGACTGCGCGCTCACTTGCGCGCCTCAACAACAACGAAGGCAAGATCACTGCGCCCAGCGCCGAAGAGCGCCTCGCTGAAACGGCTGAGGATCTGGCGGACATCACCATTTCGTTCGAAGGGCTCACTTCCGGCGACCTCGTCGGACGCGAACTGTTTCTGGCCGTGTATGGCGATCCGGAGCTGGGTTACATCACCAAGCAGGTGAACAAGGCGCTTGGTGACTGGGGAAACTTCAAGCCCGCATCGCCCGTGAACTGACAATCTATGTCCGGCACATGGCGTGGCTCAATGCCACGCCAAAGCCGAACGAGGCGACAAAGCGGGCGAAGACGGAAGACCCGGAAGAGCGGCTTAGCCGAATCGACCAGATGAAGCGGGACCGCATCAATCCCCAGA